TCCTTGGTTCGCTCCTAAGATGCAAGTCTTTGAATCTGGAGCGGTTCAAGATATGTGCGGAGAAGATGTCTCATTCTGTCTTGATGCCAAAGAAGCAGGCGTTGAAACCTGGTGCGACCCTCGTATTCGTGTCGGTCACGAGAAGACTCGTGTCATCTGATATGCAACGAGTCAACATTAAATGTAAGGGACGTAAGATTTATTCTGACATCCCTTTTGATGAGGCAGCAGAAATCCTTCAAGAACTTGCTATGCAGTACTATGAAGGTGCTGACTTTGAACCTTCTGATCTTGAACTAGAACCTATTGAGTAATTATTATGGCAAAAGTTAAAAAGTCTCTACTCGGAACCGCTTTCATTGAGTCTACCCCGAAAAAAACTCGTCAGGGAAGCGGACAGCATACGAAATATGCCGCTACCTCGCGTAACTCGGCTAAAAAGCGTTACAAAGGACAAGGACGGTAAATAGTAATAGTTAAGAACTATTGCTATGGCAGCATTAATCTGTAATCTTCCTGCTGTTGAAGTTTGGGTACGTAAAGAATACCTTACTGACCATCAATTTGGTCATGGTGAATTTGTTAAAGGCGTCTGGGTATCTTGCAAAAGCATACCTGGACGTGCTTTTTATTTTGAGACATATTTACCAGAGTATGCTGCGATGTACGATAAACTACCTATCAGCGCGTTTCTCTCAGAGCCTGTTCTACCAGATCCAGACATGAATCTTCCAAATTTACAGTTTTGGAATTGCATGGACTATGGAGTTGTATCCATTCAAAAACAATTCATTGGATCGATGGACTTTGAACTATATACTAGAGACCATGGGATACAAAAAGGCACATATATTTGTACAATAGACAATTATCACCAAGATTGTGATATGATTGACTATGCAACAAGCGAAAATCCCGCTGAGCATAAGTCTCATAACCTCATTGAACTGCAAAATGGTCAATACGCACTCTATCCAAACAACAGAATGCGTATTTTTGACAACAGTTTGACCCCTGTTGAACCAAAAATGCCTGATTTTAAGGTTTCTACAGAATTTTACTCAGTTGAGAATGGTTTTGATCGTCTTGGTATGGGTAGAGAAGACGAATATTTCTGGAAAACAGCAAAAGAACGTAAAGAAGAGGGTATTGAGACCTACAAATCACAAGAAAACAGACCTCTTGATACACAATAGGGATAGTAACCCCTCTAAAAGTTCCAAAAATCAAGTAACGGAGCAAAAAATGGGCAATTATCACAAAGTCGATAAGGGAGAACTCTTCATTCAGGAGGGAATGACACTAATTACCGAAGTTGACAGTGACAAATACCTTGATATGGCATCACGTCGCCGTCGTGCTAAGCAAAAAGATGGACTTCATGCGCCTGAAGACAACTATGTTGAGCGTCTAGAAGACTAATCTTAGTAAAAGTGTGATAAATAAGTGATAAGGCAAACTTTTCATAAATATCATGCCGCTTGATCGGACAAGTAGGGGTTTTAAAGACATAAGTCTCACGTTAAAGAGAAATCCTTTGACGCGGGACTTACTTGCATTAAAAAATGAGTACGCTATAGCAAGATCAGTTCAGAATTTAGTTCTAACTATCCAGGGTGAGAAGCCTTTTGACCCCGATTTTGGTTGTGCTGTCAATAGACTCCTATTTGAGAACATAAGTTTCTTCACTGCAAAGAGTTTAAAGGATGAAATTGAGGTTGTAATTAAACAAAATGAACCTAGAGTCGAACTGGATCAAATAAATGTGGTCCCAAATTACGACGAAGGGCAAATGGATGTGACGATTAAGTATTTTATAGTTGGAATTGACGTTCAACCCCAACAATTACAATTTGTATTACTACCGTCACGATAAATGTCACTAGTCAACGTAGCATCTCTAGATTTTAATGAAATCAAGGAGTCAATAAAGAGCTTTCTGCGGGCAGATGGCAAATTTACTGACTATGATTTTGAAGGATCTAACTTCTCTGTCCTTCTGGACACGTTAGCATATAACACTTATATTAGTTCTTACAATGCTAACATGCTCAGTAATGAGGTGTTCCTTGATGGTGCAACTTTAAGAGAGAATGTAGTCTCCTTAGCAAGAAACCTTGGTTATCTTCCTAGGTCTGTAACAGCGTCTAGTGCTCGTATATCGTTCTATATTGATCTATCGTCCTTTGCCACCAATCCAGTCTCTGTAACGCTCCGTAAGGGCATTGTAGCGACCTCTGCGGTTAGTTTTGGTGGTCGTAGTTATGTGTACTCCATTCCTCAAGATATAACAGTTCCAGTATCAGGAAGTCTTGCATCTTTTGATAACGTTGAAATATATGAAGGTGCATATGTTCAGAACACATTTACTGTAGACAGTAATAATAAGAACCAAAGATTTATACTTCAAAACCCAAATATAGACACAAATTTGATTAGGGTAGAAGTAAGAGAAAGTAAGAATAGTAATATAACCAGATTATACAAATTTGCCGATAATTTGACAGCGATCAAACCGACAGATGATGTATTCTTTATTAACGAAATTGAAGATCAAAGATATGAATTGATATTTGGTGACGGGTCATTTGGAAGTAAACTTAAGACTGATAATTTCATTCTTGTAAACTATGTTGTCACCAATGGTGAAAAAGCAAACGGCATCGATTCTTTTAGATTTTCTGGAAGATTCTTCGACAATAATGGTAGTCCTGTAAAGATCGTAGCACCCCTCGTAACGACCCTAGAAGCGTCGGGACAGGGTGCTGCTATAGAATCTGTCGAGTCCATCAAAAAACTCGCTCCTAGGGTCTATGCGTCACAGAATAGGGCGGTTACAGCGTCAGACTATGAAGCATTGATTCCACAAATATATCCAGAAACAGATTCTGTATCGGTATTTGGTGGAGAAGAACTTGACCCACCAAAATATGGTAAAGTCTTCATTACGGTAAAACCAAAGAATGGTTCTTACTTACCAAATATTGTAAAAGATAATATCAAAACCACATTAAGAAATTACGCTGTTGCTGGAATTATTCCAGAATTTATTGATCTGAAGTATTTGTATATTGAGTATCAAGCAAGCGTATATTATAACCAGAATCTTGGAGATGCTTCAAAAATTAAAGGATTGGTTCAGAAGAATATAGAATCTTTCGCCAAATCTGATGAGTTAAATAGATATGGTTCTAGATTCAAATACAGTAAATTTTTGAAGTTAATTGATGATTCTTCAAATGCAATCACTTCCAATATTACGAATGTTGCAATAAGAAGAGACTTTAAAGTCACTTTAAATGATGCTTCAGAATATGAAGTTTGTTTTGGTAATAGATTTCATATCAAAAATCCCAATGGTTATAATATAAAGACTAGTGGATTCTCAGTTGCTGGCGTTACAGGAACTGTCTATATGTCAGATGAACCTCTTACTCCTGAAACTGGCGTAGTATTCTTATTCAAACTTGACTCTACAGGAGAACCAGTTGTCGTTCGCGACAGTATCGGAACCATCGATTACAAAAAAGGAGAAATTAAGATAAATGCAGTACAAATAGTCGCAACATCTAAAGTAAAATTTGGAGATTCTGTTATAGAGGTGTCTTCCCTGTCACAATCTAACGATATTATTGGATTACAGGATCTTTACCTTCAATTAGATACATCATCTTCAGTTGTACAGATGGTGTCAGATACAATTTCTTCAGGAATCGATCTATCTGGATCACAATACATCTCTTCTTCCAGCTACATTAACGGACAATACATAAGACTCTAGGAATATGAACAACGAAAGAGTAAATATCTACAACTTAGTCTCAGATCAACTTCCTGAGTACGTAAGAGATTCTTATCCAGAGTTTGTTAACTTTTTGGAAGAATATTACAGAGGATTAGAAAGTCCTGGTGGATGTTTGGACATTATTAATAATATTGATGAGTATGTAAAATTAAATAATTTATCAGAGCTTACTTTTAGTACAGAAACTAGTGGACCCATCGGTTTTACTACAAATTCTATACAAGTTAAGTCCACTGCTGGATTTCCCAAAATAAATTCATTAATTCAAATTAATAATGAGATAATTTATTACAGAGGGACTACTGAAAATGAATTCCTCAACTGCTCAAGAGGATTTTCAGGAATTACATCATATTTTGATAATGATTCAAGATCTGTTGGATTTACAGAGAGTCAAAAACAGTTTCATAATACTGATACTACTGTTTTTAACTTAAACGCACTATTTTTAGCGGAATTATATAAAAAATATAAACGCCAATATGCTCCAGGATTCGATAATCTTAGTTTTTATGAAAATATTAACGAAAAATCTGTCGTTGCAAAGATAAAAGATTTTTATAATTCAAAAGGTGCTAATAGTTCCTTTGATGTTTTATTCAAATTGCTTTGGGGCACTGGAGTTTCTGTTGTCAAACCAAGAGATTTCCTAATTCAAGCATCTGATGCTGATTATAGAATTACCAGAGATTTGGTGATTGAAAAATTAGACGGAGATCCACAAGACTTAGTAAACAGAACTCTCTTCCAAGATGAGACCGATGTTATCAGAAAAGCAGCGGGAACCATTACAGATGTTGAGAGTTTGTTTAGAGATGGTAGAGAATATTACAAATTAAGTCTGGATTATAATCCAGAAATAGAAACATTTGAATTTTCTGTTCATCCAAAAACAAGAATTACTAATCCAGTTGGTCTTGGTCAAACATATCTTGATGTTGACTCAACTTTGAGTTTTCAACCATCTGGAGATTTAGTTTTCATTGATAATGGTGTAAGATATGAAATTCCATACGAATATAAGAGTTCAACTCAATTCTTTGGACTAAGTGCTCCAGTTCCTATTGGATTGAATGAAGAAGTTACAACTCCAGATTTTGCATACGCAATTGATGATTTTGGAAGACAGATTAGAGTAAAAATTACTGGTGTTTTGGGTGAATTAAACTTCGCTAAAGAAGATTCATATTTTTATGAAAATCAGGATGAAGTTCAAATTGTATCTATTGGTGCAGATAGTACCCAAGCTAGAGTTTCAAGTTGGATTACTAATGCTGCTCCAACATATGAAATTGAATCCATCGTTCAAGTAGCATTAAAACTGAATGGTGCAGCACAGTATAGAATTACAACCTTTGATGATAATATCTTTACTCTTGGTGATATTGGAACAGTAACTGGATCTGATGGATCACAGTATGATATTTTTGTAATTGCAGTTTCTGATAAAAATGTATTTGATATTAACTTAACCACACAAATTAATACTACAACAGTAAAATATAGTATAAGGAAGGGTATTTCTAAAAGTAAATCCACTTCAAATCCATACTTAGCAGATATATCTGCCAATGTTCAGAATGTATACATTGCCAATGAGGGCAATGAAGAATGTGCATATGTAGTATCCCCTTCATTACCAGATTACTACAATACTCCAATTAATACAGAAGACCTTTCTGTCGAATTTAGTGGACAGTTTGCAGGAAAGGATATTAATATTGGAACAAATGCATTTATAACTGGAGATTCAGTTTATTACAGTTATAACAATAATTTTGGATTAAATATTGCCGAGGGTCAATATTTTGTATATAAACTAAATGCATCTACTATTAGACTTGCAACCAGTAGAGCAAATATTAGAAGTGGAATTTTTATTAGCGTATTTGGAACTGTCACTAACAATAAATTAGAACTTCTACGGAACAAAGGACTACAATTACGCAGTCAAGGACTCATAAGAAAATTCAGATCACCAGTTCCCAAGTCTTTAGACGAAAAAGACATTCCAATCTCCCCAGGTGGAATTGGAATGTTCTTAAACGGTGTTGAAGTAAGTTCTTACAAATCATCTGATATTTTATATAACGGTCCAATACAAGAGGTTATTGTATCGTCCCCTGGTGACAGCAACTATGATGTTATTAATCCACCTGTTCTAGAAATTGTAGATAACGAAGACAGTACAGCAGCAACTTCTGGAATTGGAACTGGTGCTGCAGGTGTTTGTAACGTTAGAGGATCTTTATCAAGAATTAATGTTATTGATAAAGGATTTGACTATATCGAAGAACCAAAGATTACTATTTCTGGAGGAAATGGCACAGGTGCAGTTGCAAAATGCAAACTTACAAAAATAACTCACCAAAGAACATTCAACGCAGGTAGTTTATACCAGAACGTTAGTGTCAACAACAATTCTATTGGATTTGGAACATTCCACAAATTTAGAAATTTTGAGAAAGTTGTATATAAAACTGATAATCAGTTAGGTATTCAGGGTCTTGTTGATAACTCAATTTATTTTGTACAAACAGTTGATGATGAAACAATAAGATTACATAATACCTATGAAGATGCTATTATTGGTATTAATACTGTAGGATTCTCTTCTTATGGTGATGGTCTGCAGAGAATAGTATCCTTTAGCAAAAAGAACGTAGTTGGATCGGTTGAGGTTACTGAGGGTGGTAGTGGATACACCAATAAAACTATTTTTATTGATCAAAATTCGATTAATGTATATGATAACAGCATTAATTCCATAAATCACGGATATTTAGATAAAGAGATTGTTATTTTAGATAGTGATAATGTTTTACCTACAGGTTTGGCCTCAGATAAAGAATATTTTGTCAAAGTAGTTGATAATAATAATTTTAGACTATCTGAGAGAATTTTAGTTAGTGTTGGATCTAGTTTAGCGGAAGACTTTAATTATGTTAATAATAGATTCATCAATTTCACTGATGGAGGTACTGGACAACACAATTTCAAGTATAAACCGATCATTGTAAAATTAGAAGCACCGCTTGGAATTACAACAACAGCAGCTCAGGATTTTGATGCGAAAATTCAACCAGTATTCACTGGAGAAATATTTTCAGTATCCTTAAGTGCTAGTGGAAGTAATTATGGATCTGAAGAGATCTTAAATTATAACCGTCAACCAGAATTTATCTTAAAATCTGGTGTTGATGCACAGATGACGCCCATTGTAACTGCTACTGGTGGATTGCTTGATATTATTATTAATAACAGTGGAGAAGGTTACAATTCTCCACCAGAAATTAGAGTTCTTGGTGATGGATCAGGAGCTCTTGTTGTACCTGTTATTAAAGATGGTAAAATTGTAAATACCATTATTCTAGATAATGGATCTGGATATAATAGTACTAATACGTTTATTCAAATTGTTCCTACTGGATCTGGAGCAAAATTTGATGCTCGTATAAAAACATTTACAGTTAATAACTTAGAAAGAACTTTCCAAGCTGAAAAAATTAATGTTGATGATGGTATTTTAATTCCAGCATTAACAGTTGATGGTGGATTGCAGTATACACATTCTTATGCAGGCAGAGAATTAAGAAGAAAATTACTATCAACATCTATCGATGCTGATGGAAATACAATTTACAGAGATGATATTGATAATGATCTTTCTAGTAATGGATTGAAATATCACTCCCCAATCTTGGGATGGGCATATGATGGAAATCCAATTTATGGTCCATATGGTTATTCAAATCAAGAAGGTGGTACAGTAAGAAGACTTAAGAGTGGTTGGGTATTAGATATTGATCCAGTCAGACCATCTACAACAAACTTCCCACCTGGAATCTTTATTGAAGACTATAAGTTTGTTGGTGATGGTGATTTAGATATTCATAATGGCAGATTCTGCAAAACTCCAGATTTTCCAAAAGGAATATATGCATACTTCTGCACTGTCAACTCTATTCCAGATTCTAGTGGTCCATTTAACGGTTTCTTAAAACCAGTATTCCCATATGTAATTGGTCCCACATTTAAAAACAGAATTATTGACTGGAATTTTGATCAAAGAAATACTTTAGAGTTTGTTAATATTAATGATCAAGATTGGATAAGATATACTGGTAATCTGGGACTTCTTAATCCGAAAACCAAATATGATGGATTTATTCAACCAGATGCCTTCTCAGAAGGATTTACTGAAGTAACTACTGCTACTCCAGGTGGATTAACTGGTTTGTTTATTGTTAATCCTGGTGACAACTATACTATCAGTGACAGTGTATTCTTTGAAAGTGAAGGTACTGGTGGTTCTGGAGCGTTTGCTAGAATATCATCAATTAAAGGTAAAGAAGTAGAAAGTATTAATTTTAGTAGAGAAAATTTAAATGATGTTCAATTCTTACCATTTGGTATTGAAGGTAGATTTGTTGGTTTTGGTAGCACCTCACACGGATTCTCATCTGGTAACGTAGTTACTGTAGAAAATGTTAATATTCTTTCTACAGAACTTGCTGGAAAATATACAATTGGAGTAAGTACTAATATTTTAACTTTGAGTGGATCTATTGGTGATGTGTCTCAAACTGGTATTATTACGGATATTTCTGTAACGGGTAATCTGAGTTTCCCAACAACAGATGTAAATGATCTATACTTACTTAATGATGAAGTCGTAAAACTTCTTAAATTAAATCCAGATGATTCTAGAGTGAAGATAAGAAGAAGTATTAATAACGTATCTTCGGCACATAATTCAGGATCTGCATTACAAGAAAATCCAAGAAGACTTGTAATTAATAGTGGATTTACAACTGCGACACAGTATCGTTTGGATAGAGAAGTCTATTTTGATCCAAGACAAGCGGTTACTCCACCATCAGAAAACTTGATCATTTGGTCGGACCCAATTCCACCAACACTTCAAACTGCATGGGATTATTATACAGTCGGTGTTGGAACGGGATCTGTTGAGTACTTCGCTGCCAAAGCTCCAGATAATTCTTTAGAAGCAGCAAAAGTATCTTTTGCATCAACTACAGCAGTGACTGATGGATTTGGTATTCAATTCTCTTCCACAGGTTTATCTGCAGATGTTTATACAACATCAGTATTTTTACGAGGAGATCGTGGTGGAGAAACTACTTATATTATTCTTGAGGATGGTTTAACCTTCCACAAAACTCAAGTTACTTTAACCAAGGATTGGCAGAGATATTCTTTCACTACGACAACTAGTGCAGGATCTCATAGATTAAAAATTGGTTCTCTTGGACCACAATCAGCTCCCATGTTTACCACTCCAACGATTTATGTTTGGGGAGCACAAATAGAACTGGGAAATCTTACGAGTACATACTATTCTACTCAAGGATCTGCTATTGTTAAGAGCGTTGGTGAATCTGGACTTAGATTTATTGATAATGCTGCACCAAGTGAAGCAAAAGTAGTTATCCCAGGTACACATAGACTTTATATACCAAATCATGCTTTGGATACTAATGATCAAGTAACTTACAGAGTTGAAGCTGGAAAGGATGGTATTCAAGTATCTACAGGTGTAACAGACTATCGATTAGCGGATGGTGATAAAGTTTATGTTGCTAGATTCTCACAAGATATTATTGGAATTTCAACAGCTCCAGTTGGAGTAGGAAGTACAGGTGGATTTACTGGAATTGGTTCAGCACCTTTAGCTTTATTTGATTTAATTGACTATGGTAGTGCAGAAATTAATAGTTTTGAAACAAATGCAGAATCCATCATCAAAGCTGACGTTCAAAAGAAAATTGCTAAGGTAACAACAAAAGTTGATCATGGTCTTAAGGACAATGATCAAATTACTTTTGAGGCAGTAGCAGGTATTCAAACAAGCGTCATAATCGCTTACGATGATGTCAACCGCAGAATGGTTGCGAATCCTAGAAACTTTGTTGATGCAGATATATCTGTAGCAGAAAATACTATTAAGATAAATCAACATGGATTCATCAATGGACAAAAAGTTGTCTTATCTGGTCCTGCTCCACAAGGATTAGTTACTGGTGAAATGTACTATGTCATTGTCCTTGATGACAATACTATTCAACTTTCAAACTTCTACTATGATGTTATTTCGTCGGATGATGAAGTTCAAATAATTGATATTCAAACGCAATCTTCTGGTAAACTTTCTCCAGTTAATCCAGAGTTGTTTGGTACTAGAAATTCTACAATTATATTTGATCTTTCCGATCCATCTCTGTCTGCGAATTCTCTACCTGCATTCCAGTTCCGCATATACACTGATGCAGATTTATCAACGGAATTCTACACTACACAAGATAAAATTGAGAATGATAACTTTAATGTGTCCACTTTTGGTGATATCGGTTTACAACCAGATGCCAAACTTGAGTTGATCATTGATGACAATATGCCTGATGAGTTATATTATAACTTAGTTCCTATTAGGTATAATGGTGCGGCACAATCCAAACTTGGAATATTATCTGACGATTTTAATATCCTCAATAGTAATAAATTGTCGATTGTTAAGAGTAAGTATACTATTACAGCCAACATTACTGGTGTAACTACTAATACATTCAATTATACTCTTGATGAGACTCCAGAAAGAGAAGGTTATGAAAAGACTGAGGGTCTGCTAGCATATAAGTCAAATTCTCCTAACGCTTCTGGTCCAGTGGAAGAAGTTAGTATTGACTCTATAGGTAGAGGATATAGAAAGTTACCTTATGTAAAAGAAGTTGTTAGTATCGCTGGAACCAATGCTATTTTCTTACCAGAAAGTAGAACTATTGGACGTGTTGATGAAGTAACGTTAACTGATATTGGATTCGATTATCCATCAGATAGAACACTACGTCCATCTGCACAGTTCCCATATACTTACAAAATTGAACCACTATCTAAATTAGATGTCATTAAAATTGTCAATCCAGGAACAAATTACTTTATTCCTCCACAGTTAGTTGTTCTTGATGGTTTTACTGGAAGATTAAATGAAGAGGTTAAATTAAAATATGATATTGGTGATACTGATGTTACTATCATCAGAAATACCACGGGTCTGTATAATGTAACTCCAAGGATTCTTCCAGTAAACAATCCTAATGGTATCAGAATCGAAACCATTACATTCAATAACATAACCAAAAAAGTAACTGTTGGATTTGCGGTCACATTTGCAAACGATGATAGTTTACCATTTAAAGTTGGTGACAAAGTAATTGTAGAGAATACCAACATTGATAACAGTCTTGCTGGTAAAGGATATAACTCTGCACAGTATGGGTATGCCCTATTTACTGTAGAGACTGCTACAGCTAATGCTGGTGGTGAACTTCCAAACATTACTTATGACTTATCGGATTATCTCTTACCAGGAGAGACTCCTGGTAATTATGATGCGTTTGATTCTTTTGGAACGGTAACACCAGAACCATTCTTCCCAATATTTGACATTACTATTGAAAAAGATACCTTTAGAAGAGGCGAAGTTATTGCTTCACGAGATGGAAACACTGGTATTGTTCAGTCATATGATCTTCGTAACGAATACTTAAAAATTAGATCCAAAAAACCATTTAAAGTTGACGATCTAATTGTTGGTCAATCATCCCAAAACAAAGGTGTTATCTCTTCTGTAGAAGGAATTAATGCAAACTATTCAATTAATTCTAATAGTATAACGAAGAAAGGATTCTTAAAATCAACAGGAAAGGTAAACGAATCATTCCAAAGACTTCATGACAATGATTACTATCAATACTTCTCATATGCAGTTAGATCTTCAATAGATTATGATACTTGGAATCCTTTAGTAAGTAATTTGAACCACACTGCAGGATTTAAAAAGTTTAGTGAATTAACGGTAGATTCATATGATCCGAGCGTGTCTGGTATCTCTACAGATCAAAATCTCAATACCCTACTAGCGGTTTCTGACCTTACACAATTAGTAGACTTAAACACCGTTAAGGACTTTGATATTGGTAGAGAGAAGACTATTGATGTTGATGGAAACCTCGTATCTAATGAAATTTTATTCAATCTACCATTCCTTGCAAAATATCAAGAATTTATTGGTAACAGAGTTCTAACAATTGATGATTTTAGTGATTTATTTGATAGTGATAGAAGAGGATTCCCAATTCAAACACAAAATAATGATATTTTTAATATCATTTTTGATGGAAGTCTTGCCACAAACGTTTCTGTTGGTGAAGGATCCATAAACTTAACAAATCACTATTTTGTTAGTGGTGAAGTTGTTGAATATATTCCACCTGATGGAAATCCCGCAAATTCTATTTGTATATCTCCAACTGATTTTGGACCTGGAATTGGAACAACAACCCTCCTTCCATCTAGAGTTACAATTATCAAACAGGATAATCAAAAAGTAAGAGTTGCTACTTCTGCAACAAATGCACTTCAATTTAATCCTATTGGTGTTGGTCTGACAGGTGTTGGTATTGGAAGCACCCACATTTTTAGATCTATTGAACCAAATAATAGATTGTTGATTACCATCAACGGCACTATTCAATCTCCAATGGTGGGAACCGCAATTACAACAGCAACTGCATCTGCTGTTGGAATTGGCACTACAATTATTAATGCAGTTGGTGTTAGTTCGATCTTTGGTGGTGACTTACTTAGGGTTGATAATGAAATTATGTTAGTAGCAGGTGTTGATAACTCTACTAATACATTTACGGTAAGAAGAGGGTGGATGGGAACCACCGATGCTGCACATAATAATAACGTAAAAATTGTAAAACAAAGTGGTAACTATAACGTAGTCGAGAATAATCTCCACTTTATTGAAGGTCCTTGGGGCAATTTACCTGTAGGATTTGGATCTACTGCACTATCAAATAATGAAATTGATTACAGTGGTCTTACAACTAGTTCCAGATTTAGTGGAAGAATCTTCTTAAGATCTGCATTGAGTGCAGGTTTTACTACTGAATTTACTGATGCATATGACAATAACTATGTTTATGATGATATTTCAAATCAATTTAACGGAATTAATACTTCATTCTACTTGAAGTATGAAGGCAATGATATTGATAATGTTGTTGCAGATAACACAATTCTTCTGATTGATGATATCTTCCAGGGTCCACAACGTCTTGGTAACGTAGTTACCAATATTGTAGGTGATTATAAATTGGAAGCTGGTGGTGGTCAGTTACTTCTGGGATTCAATGGAGAAATTACAGATCCATCACAACATAATGATATCAATGTTAATAAAACACCAAGAGGTGGTGTTATTGTTAGTGTTGCATCCAAACCTGGTTATGGATTCCAACCGTTAGTTGCTGCAGGTGGTACTGCAGTTGTATCCGCAGCAGGAACAATTACAAACGTTGCAATTGGTAATAGTGGATCTGGATATCGTTCTGGTTTACAAACTGTAAACGTAGGTATACAAACGAAGAGTCTCTTTGAATCAAATATTACTCATGTAGGTATTGCGACTGTTATCGATGGTCATGTTGTTGGGGTTGCAATTACGAATCCTCAGGTGTTCTATGCTCCTAGAGAAATATCAAACATTGGTTATAGTTCTATTACAGGAATAACAACTGTTACTACTAGTGTTGCACATAATCTAAGTCTTGGAGACTTCATTCAAGTTGTTGGTGCTGCATTTACCTGTGATTATTATCCACCAGTAGACGTTACTAATGCTCTTTATGATAATGTAACTGGCATCATGACAGTTACTACTGGATTGTCCACATTTACTGTAAGTAACTTCACTTATGACAATGTATCAGGTATTGCCACTATAAACACAATAGAACCTATGAAGATTGTTCCAATGACTGCCATTGGAAGAAGCTTTAGTCTTGCTGGTTTGGCACTTACTTGTGTTGGATATGGTCAAACATTTGCAGTATCTAACTTCCAGTATGATAATACAACTGGATTGGCAACAGTAACTACTACTGCAGATCATGGTCTCAGTGCATCTGACGACTTTAAGATGAGAGAACTTATCTTTAGTTGTAACGTTGGAGGAGCAACTGGTTATGGTCAAACGTTTACTATTACGCAGTTCAAATACGACAATGTTACTGGTCTGTCTACAATTACTACTTCTGATCCTATTACTGGCATTATAGGAATCGGTAGCGATATTAGACTTGATAATCTTGAGTTCTCTTGCCCAGGTGGTTCTGGAGTTACTACCAGTATCTTCCCCGATGGAACACAAGGTAATACCTTTACAGTTACCAATGTAATTGCATCTGATCGATTTGAATTAAATGTTGGTGTATCTACTATTCCACATACTTATGTTGAGAATGATGCTGGTCAAGTGACTGCAGGTCTCACAACAACTAAGTTCCCTGATGGATCTCAAGGATACTTCTTTAAAGTCAGCAATGTTGGAACAACAACTTCATTTACGGTAAATGTTGGTGTATCTTCTATATCCCATGCATATGTATCTGGTGGTATAGTTCAAACTGGTATTACCACAAATATCTTCCCAGGAAATCAACAAAATTCTCCTCTCGGAGATACGTTCAGTATCATTTCTGCTCCAGACTGGTATACACTTACATTTAATGCTGGTGTATCAACCATTCCTCATACTTATGTTAGTGGTGGTAACTTAATCTTCGGACATAAGTTAAAAGTTGGAACTGACGTATCCTTAACTGGATTAGGATTTACTTGTGCATTAGATGGTGGAGTTGGAATTCATACATATCCAAGAATTAGTGATCCAACTTACTGTGGAACGCAAGTAACAAAAATTAAGAGTAATAATGAATTTGAACTGAACGTTGGAGTTACTACAGTTCCAACATTCTATAGTTCAGGTGGTATAGTCGAAGAAGTTATTATTGCTCCTAGACAAATTAATAATTCTACTTCTGGTCAAGATTTTGCTGCCAATGGCACATCAATTATTCAAATTGTTGATGACTTTACATTCATAATTGATTCTGGTACATCACCTTATCAGCACTTCTATAAGAGATGTGGTGAGGTAACACAAAACTTACCAGTTGTATTTGATTCTCCATTGGGATACTATGATATTCCATTACTCTACAAAGAAGGGACTGTTGGATTTGGAACAGGTGCTACTGTAGACTTGGTTCCAAGTGTAGATAGTACAATTCTATCCTTTGACATCAATAATTTTGGATATGGTTATAGAGCAACAGACGAACTTGTAGTTGGTGTTGGTGGAACAACTGGTATTCCAACATTTGCGACTAAGACTTCCAATGCAATTCTTCCTGTAGTTGCTGGTGGTGATTATCCACACACTTACGTAGGTGGAACAGTAAGTAACGCAGTACAGTCTGGTGGTGGATATGCACATACATTTGTATCTGCTGTTACTAATGGTGTTACAAGTAATATTGG